TCTGCTTCGAGATTTTGAATACGTCGTTGGCTGGCTGCAATGAGGTTGGCAGCTTTTGTTGCTGCGCTTTCTTGTTCGGGGGTCTGTATGCCTGCAGCGATTTCTTGAATCTTAATTTCAGGCGCTTCAAGCAGTTTTTTGCCGGACTCAAGTGCAAAATTGCTGGCAAATTTTTGTGCAGATCTTGTGGTTGCTAAAGGAAGCTCCCCAGTAAAACCAGCGGCTTTTAAGTTCCTTCTAAGATTTTTTGCATCTTGGACAGTTACTCTGCCCTTCAATGTCCTGAATTTTTGAACAGCGCCTTCTACTCCAGTAAGACCCGTTGCTCTGTCAAAGGCTCCGCGAGCAGCCGTGTCGCCCGCCATTTGTGCAAGTTTTGAAAGCAACGGACCAGCGATCTTGGCGATAGCTGCCAAAACTTGCGTAAAAATAATGTTTAGGTTGTTGCCTAGGGTTACGGCATCTTCACCAAATTTCTTAAGTGCGTCTCTGCCTGGGCCGCCGACTCTAGATGCAAGAAGCTCTGTGGCTAGCTGAGCAGCTTGTGCGGCTGAACCATACCGCTCAATTTTTTCAAGCTGCGCTTGCGTTTCGGTGTTTGCAATACCTGTGGATGTGGCCACAGTATCCAGATTGAGGGTTAGTTCGTTAAACGCTGAACCAACACCAGCAATACGAGCGACAAGCGTGTCTATCTGTTGGCCGATTGCACTTAGAGCAATTTGTGCAGCAAGACCGCCTCCGGTTGCTCCACCAAGAGCACCACCAAGAACAGCTCCTGGGCCGCCACCGAACAGCAGCGGGAAGCCAGCACCAAGAGCAATATCACCAGCGCGGCCTCCCATACCGCCAAATCGCACAGCTCCGGGGCCACGACGACCCCCAAACATTCCGGTAAGAGGAGCGGAGGTACGACTTGGCAGTTGTGGGCCAAAAGCGTCAGCACTGGTGATTGGGCGTGTTGGTCGACCCTCAGGCAGTAAAAGTTGTCTGGAATTACTGAGTATTTCACCGCTACGTCGTGCTGAACGCTCGTAAGCACGCGCAATTCGTTCTTGTTGAAGTGCCTCTTTTGTTTTTATTTCAACTAATTCTTGCCCAGATCTTTTTGCTCGTGCTGCAAGCATCTCAGAACTGGGCAAAGCTGACGCATTTGCTTCACGCAGTCTTGAAGAATCAATAACTCGTGCTGTTCTTCCAGCAAGTCGCCCAGCTCTGCCAGCTAGACGCATAAGGTTCATGCCAGCTCTTTGAACACCAGCAGCTGCTCTATTAAGAGAAGAAATGAACCGTGGAGAACCGGGCATATCGGCACCTCCACGAATTGGAGAGGATGCAAATCCTTTAGTTCGGCCAGCTCTTATATCCGATATTGGTCCTGCTATTGGCCCAAATGATGGGGGCAAAAATGGACCGACTGCCCCTGGTCTTCTAACTGGGTCTCCGCTTGGAAACCGCATTGGGCCTCCAAAACCCAGCCCAATGGCGGAAGACGGACCGGAGCTAGGGGGTAAGAAAGGCCCCACAGCGTTTGGATTTCTTACAGACCCTCCACCTGGGAACGTCATTGAGGCCCCGGCTAAAAATCCTCTTCTAAGTTTTGCTTGTTTTTCTAGCTCTGTAGTTTCAAGTTTTTGAACTTGAAGTTTTGTTCGCGCATTACGTATTTGACTTTTTATTTCTTCCCCAATAAGCTTAGCTGAGGTAAATTGACGATCATTTTGAGCGTCTGTAAGTTTTCCAATGTTTTTCCGGATTGCAGCGGTTTTTACACCTTTAGCTTCAAGAATGTTTAACTCATTTAAAAAATTATTTTTTAGCCTGCGAATTTGTACAATACCTCTAAGGTTTTTCTGAAATTGAGCATTATTAGCTTTTTCAACAGTTGCTTGTTTTTTCTGTATTGCAAGTTCTTTTTCCGCATTTTGAATAAATTCTTTTGCATGCCTATTATGCGCTCTAGCAGTTTCTATTCTATTTTTATCGGCGGCTAGCATAGCCTTATCAAGGGCAGCCCTGCCCTCCTTCATTTTTACGCCTTTTTCCTCTAAACGTAATATCTGTTCAGATAACCTACGGTTAATAACCATAGTTGCAGCTATTCTATCTTCTAATCTTGCTTTCTTTTCTTGAGCACTAACAGAACCATTTATTTTTGCACGAAATGTATTTATTCGTTTTTCTAAGTTTTTAAGTTGTGCGTCAACAGTTTTAGTGTTTAGAGATATATTTACTTCGTACTCAGCTCCGGCCACGACCATACCTAGAACATTGTCTCCACGTTAGCGCACGCGGCGATACTGGGCCGCTTCGCGTGCGCGGTCCATCTCCTTTTGCTCTAGTTCTGACTTAAGGCTGCAATACGCGCTCCAGCCATACAACTCTTCAGTGCTCATGCGGCTGCGAAGCTCGGTAAGCGTCATACCGAGCTTTTCAGCGATGAAAAACTGGAGAAAAAGGTAGTTGTTGTCAGAGAGCGTCGCTTTTGATCTCGTCGGGGTTCGCCTCCTCCGGCAGTTCCTGCATCTTGGCCATGATGTCCAGCACGATGTTCATCGGAAGCTGGTTACGGATGGCAGCGCGGTCACCAGACTGAAACAGCTTTTTGCCGTCCTCATCCTCTGCTTTTTCGATAACCATCTGGATTGCAAAGTCCAGGCTGTTGTCTGTTTCCTGGAGCTTCAGTGCTCCAATAATGTTGTTGATCCGATCCCGGTCGGCAATTGTTAGTGGAGTCCAGTAAAGCTTGAGGATCAGCTCGTCTCCGCTCTTGATTGCGTAGCTGCTGCGGGCATCGACCCTAAACGCCTTGCGGAGTTTGTCGATAGCGCGTTCGACTGCCATAAAACTAGGTCAACTAATACAATATAACCTACTTAGCTCCGGTGGCACGGAAAGCTTTGGTTAGGTCATCAAACAAACCACCAGAAGCTGTGTAAACCTTGTACCAGTCAGGGTTTTTAGAGGGCGGTGTAATTCTTGCTCTCATTGCGTGGTTCTCGTACGTTGTTTTTGTGCCGTCGGGTCGTGTGACTGTGGCGTTGGGGTTGTTGACAGCAAAACCTGCGTAGGAAACTGAGTTTCCGATATACAGCGTCTGTCCGATAGACAAGCGAAGTTCAGGTACAGGGCGGTAAAAACGGTTTGTCTGGTTTCCGGGCCAGCCACGATTTAGACCGTCTTTGTAATGGACGGGCATGACAGGCGCGTTACGCAGTTTCCAGCGTCTTCCAAAGTTGCCTGTCCACCAAGGACCTTCAATCTGCAGGCTGCGAACGACAATCGGACCAGCGGCTGCTCGGCCGTCTTCAACAAACTTGCGAAGATCTTTGGTTAGAGCACTAAGCGGTTTTTTGGCCATCAGACTGCCGTGAAGTTACAGCGGATCACGCTGACGAAATGGCTTTGGTCTTCGGTGGATACAGCCGTTGGACCGGTGATCGTGCCAACGCGAGGGACTGACGAGTAAGTGTCGGTGTAGCCGGAAGCGTTGACCGAGGTTAAACCGTCGATGACAGATTCAGCGATAGCAGCAGCGACGGCAGTGCCTTTGTTTTTAGGGGTAAAGATGCCGCACTGGACCGTGCCAGCGTATTGATCTACAGCTGCGCCGTGCGCTTGGATCGTGGCTTGGTCAAAGTTGATCGTGACCAGCACATACTTTTTGGTTTTGCCGGGTGTTGTGAACGGCATGTTGTCGAAGACAACCGACACGGTGTTGTCTGCTGCGACGACAGCAGTGTTGATGGCACTTTCCAGGGCAGCTCTAGCGTTTACAAGCGTCATTAGAACACCACCCGAACGATGTACAAGTATTCTTGGCCGCCCCTGTACGTTTGGATGTCCTGGATCTTCGTAGCTCGGTTCGCGCCTTGATACTTCAAAACAATCTCATCCTGCAAAGTTGGTTGATTGTTGCCGATGAGGTCTGGGCTGATGTAAAGCCGTGCCACGTTTTCTTGGTAGCCTGCCTCTTCATCGGAATTTACAAATTCAATAGGCACCTTGATGTCGCTGTACGGACGATCAAATGTTGAAAAAGCTCCGGTGTCAATGTCGTATTCGCCAGAAAACTTGCGTATATAGTCAATCTTGGTGTTTAGGCCATCGCCAAGGTCCGCAACAATCGCCTTGGCTGCTTCCTTAAAAACCTTGTCGAGTGCTCCAGGCATATCAACCTCTTACAACGCGGACAGAATACGAACCGCTACCACCAAGGCAATAAGCCCCAAGATAAGACTGCAGCCAAGGATAAACGTC